GCGACGTTCAGCGCCAGGACGGCCGCGGCGAACCCCGCGAGAACCAGCCCGGCCTTGATGACCGTGTCGGAGTTATCGCCCAGGAGGTCGAGCAGCCCGCCCAACTTGTCGGCCGCCATCTGCACAACAGGGGCGACCTTGAGTCCGATCTGGAGCCGGAACGTCTCCCATGCGCCGGACAGGCGCTCGAGCGCACCCGCCGTGCCGGACATGCGCGCTTCCGCTGCCTTCTCGGCAGCACCCTTGTCCTTCGTCGCCTTGATGTACTTGTTGACGCCCTTGGAGCCCTCCTCCATGAGCACCGTCGCGGCACGAGTCGCGTCCGACCCGAAGATCGTCGCCATGGCCGTTGTGCGCTCAGCCTCAGACAGCCCGCTCATCTTGTCCTGGAGTCGCTGAGCGATTTCGGTGATCGGCAGGAAGGATCCGTGGGCGTCGGTGAACTTGAGGCCCAAGTCCTTCATGGCGTTGCGGGCCTTCTTGGTGGTCGGCACGAGGCGGGTGAGCATCGTCTTGAGCGACGTACCCGCGTCGGACCCCTTGATGCCTGCGTTGTCGAACGCGGCGAGGACACCGACCGTGTCGTTGAGGTTCAGGCCGGCGTTCTTGGCACCGGGACCGACCTGTTGGAGGGCCTGACCCAGTGACTCGACGGACGCGGTCGAGGCGTTCGCACCACCAGCGAGGGCGGCCGAGATGGACGCCATGTCCTTGCCCTTGAGGTTGAACGTGTTGAGGGCGTTAGATGCGATCGTGGCGGCGGACTCGAGCGAGGTGCCGCCCGCCGCGGCGAGCTGGAGAGTCCCCGCCAGAGCGCCCGACTGGATCGTCGCGGGAGTGAGGCCCGACTTCGCAAGCTCGAGCATCGCGTCGGCGGCCTCGTTGGCCGAGAACGATGTCGAGGCACCCAGGTCGATCGCCAGCTTCTTGAGCTTGTCGAGCTCCTTGGCCGGTGCGCCCGTGTTGGCGCCGATCATGTTCATCGACTGGGAGAACTGCTTCTCCAGGTTGACCGAGGAAGCAACGAGGGCGCCAATGCCAGTAGCGAGGGCAAGGGCGCCGGTCCGCATACCCTTCACGCCCTTCGCGAAGCCGGAGCCGAACTTTTTGCCCTGCTTGGCACCGGCACTAGCCGCCACAACCTCGGTGGCGCCGAGAGTCTTGGCAACAGAGGGGGCGAAACCCTTCATGGACGGGACAAGTGACAGATAGGCCACGCCGAGTTCGATAGCCACGGGCTCGCCCCCTCTGTTCAGTTACCAGCCAAGCCACTCGGCCATCTCGTCGACATCGAGCGCGACTGCGCCGTGCGTCATGGGCCTTGGCCCGTGCCCCGGTCTGGGCAGTGGGTCGGGCGGGTGCGGGGAGACTCCCCTCGCGTGTGGATTGAGGCGCGCCGATTGCCACTCGGAATGGCGAATGGAGTCCACAATCTGCGCGGCGAGCATCTCCTGTAGACCCCACATCCATTCGTCAGGGTCCTGGGAGCGGTGAAGCGCAGAGCCGGGCTTAAGCCACACAACGTGACTCGCCAGGTCCAGGAGGCTCATTCCTGGGCGCCGCAAATCGATCTGATACTCGGAGCGAAGGGAAACCATAAGCGCCGGGCGATGGGATCGATATGCAGCGACCAGGATCAGGAATTTGGGTCGACGGCCTCGAAGATCTCGCCCAGGAACTCGGCGCCCGCCTCGACGGACACGCGGCCCGTCTTCTTGTCCCGCAAGGCCTCCATGACGGTGTGGAACTGGTCGGCACCAACGAGGCGCCGGAGAAGGGCGGGGAGGCGATTGCCCTTACCCTCCTCGACCGAAGCGATCTCATCCAGGAGCTCGAAGTCGTCGAACACCTCGGAGGCGAGAGTGATGGTGGCACCCTTGTGCGTTACCTCCCAGCCGCCATCGACCTTCTCGACCTTCGGCTTGGCCTTCTTCGACTGGTGATCCTGGGGCTTCTTCGGGTCAGCCATTGCGCGGCTCTCCTATCTTAGTGCGCGGCATGGATTGGTGACCCGGCAGCGGCGACGAGGCCGCGCAAGGAACTTCGCCGCTGCCGGGGGATGGGGGTCAGGCGGCGTCGAGCACGCCGTCGTCGTCGTACTGGTAGGCGTTGTTGCCCGACGCGTCCTCGAACGCCTCGATCGTCACGGGGTAGGAAACCTCCGTGCCGTCCACGTAGGTGCGCTCGCCAACTTCGGTCACCTGGGCGTTCGGGACCACAATGCGGCGCTTGGCGCCCTTGCCCATGTTGATCTCGAAGATGAAGACCTTGTGGGGCAGCTCCTCGCCGTTCACCGCGACGGCGTGACGGGTGCCGTGTGTGGCGGTCGCCTCTGTGACGGTCACGTTGTCGTCGCCGTACACGACCTTGAGGACGTCGCCGTTCTTGGACTCGATGAGGGTGAACTGGTAGGTCTGCGAGAACTCCGTCTGGGAGACGAGGACGATGTCGCCGCCCCACGCCCTCCTCTTGTCTGACGAGCGCTCACCCGAGTCGGTGAGGCCGTCCTCGGAGATGTAGCCGAGGCCCACCGCCGCCTCGGCGAGTGCGGTCGTGGCGTCGGTCGGGAGCACGGTGCCCAGCGGGGCAACCAGCACGCCGCCTGTCGCCATCGGCTTGCCGGCGGCGACGTTCTTCACTGCGGGAGCAGCCATGGTTTCCTCCATGTGGTCTTGCGCGGCCTCATGGGGAATGGGTGGTGCTACCTCGTCGTCGTCGCCGACCGAGGGGGCTTCTTGGGTCCGGGCTTGGGTGCGGGCTTCGGGCGGTCGTCGATCCAGCCGGAAGCTACCCAGCCGTCAACGCACTCGTCCGCGACCTCTAGCGTCACGTCCTTGAATGCGGGGTGTCTCAGGGTCGTCATGAGATCGCCTCTCCACGGGTGCGGATGATCGCGGTGAACTGGTAGCGCGGGCTATCGCTCAGCGGGTCGGGGAAGGATGCGGGCCCACCAACCTCGCCCGAATACCAGGCGGTAGGCGAGTCAAATGACGCCACGAGAGCTCGCACAAGGAGTGCGAGAGACGACGCCCGGGTGGGTGACGTCTCCCAGCACTCGAACGTCACCAGCGCCTCGTCGTGTGCAACCCCCGACCGCCGACCACCGACGCGCGTCACCTTCACCATGCGCGAAGGGCGAGACGCGGGGACCGATGCGGCCACCGCTGCGGAGTCACTACGAGCCGCGAGCCGAGACTTGAGGAACGCGATGAGCGCGGCCTCAGCGGAGGGGAAGGACACAGCCTCCATGCGCCCTCCTAGTCTTGGCCGGCGGACAGGGACCGCAGCAGCGTGTTATCGGTCGCGTTGCGTCGGCGAGCCTCAGGAGTGGCAGTCCAGACGGCGGCACGAGCGCGCCCGCGGCCACCCGTGATCCCGGAGTCCGCATCGAACCCCTCGCCCGCCGCTGCGGCGATCTTCTGTGCGCGCCTCAGGAGTTCACGCTCGACCGCCGCCGAGGTGCGAATGGCCTTGAATGCGGTTCGGTTCCACACGATCTTCGCCATCAGCCCTCCACGCGCTTGAGGCGGACACGATGTCCGGGGCGAAAGCCGAACGGGCCGTGATTGAAGTCCTGCACCGGCCCCTCGACCTCGTACTCGATTCCCAGGACCACGACGCGGTCACGAGGCCCACAGGTGAACTCGGGCGGCGCGTACAAATCCAAGTCCCAGGTGACGACGTCTCGGTTCGGCGCGAACGGCTCCATGTCGGTGCCGACCGCTGCGGGGGCCCAGCCGTAGACCGGGGCCTCGACCGGCCCCGACCAGGACTCGATGGGGTCGCCAAAGTCGTCCGTCGCACCGGCCTGGAAGGTGCGGACGCCGACGGTGTGCAGAGCCCTCACAGGTTCAACTCCCACCAGTTCAGCGGGAGGCTCGCCGCATCGTCGTAGGACCCCGTCTCCACCATGAACGCGCCCTGGCCGCCGATCCCGAGCAGGCGCTTGTCCTGCTTGGTCAGGTACAGGTTCCCCAGCGGGTTAGCGAACGCCTTCTGCTGAGTGAACGGGCCCGCGACGTTCATCTGCGAGCTCACGCCGTCTGAGTCGGCGGCGATCATGGCTCGCTTGACCATCGCGCAAGCGACGTACTTCGTGATTTTCGGGTCCAGAGTGTCGGACGTCGGGCACTCTGCCCGGATGATCGCCGAGGCGTCATCCAGGAGAGTCGTTGCCGTCGTCTGCTCCGAAGCTGAGAGGGGCTTCCATCGCGCCTCAAGATCGCTGTACGCAGCGAATGCCGCCATGTCAGCCCCTCTCGATCACTTCTCGGACTCGGACTCGGACTTGCGCGGACGCCCGGGCTTGCGCTTCGGTGCGTCCACGTCGACCCAGCCCTGAGCGCGGAGTGACGACTCAAGGTCGCCGTCCGCAGTCACGACCGTTCCTGCGTCACACGTCAGGCGTGCCATCAGGCGGTGTGGTTCGTGTACTCGACGAACGACGCCGTGTCGTTGATGAGCAGGCCGTACTCCGCCTCGGCGCGGATCGCGACGAGGTTGTTCTCCCAGAGGGAGGTGAGCGCGCCGTTGATGGTCACGGTGGCCTGCGTCGAGACGTCGTAGGAGATGCCCCCGACGACGCCCCACACGGCCTGCGTCCAGTCGCCGCCGTAGCCGACGATGCCGCCGGTGTTCGGCGTGCCCGGCACGACCGCGGTGGTGAGACCGTCGCCGAGGAAGGTGGGGCGCCCGATGAGGCGGCCCGGCGTCACGGCCGAAACCGTGTTTTCGAGCGGGGTCTCCACGAACAGCGGGCGACCGTTGTTGTCAACGGCACCGAGGAACGTCGGCTCCACGACGCGGTCGAAGGCGAAGCCGTTCAGCTTCTTGCCGTCGTCCACCAGGAGCTTGAGGCCCGCAACAATGTCGCCGTAGACGCCACCGTTCGCCTTGGTCGTGGTGCCGAGCTCGACCGTCTTCGTGGTCTGGTCGACGTACTGACCGAACGGGGTGTTCGTGCCGTGGAACGCAGCGGCGTCGAACGCGGTCGCGAACGCCTCCGCGATGTCCTCACGCAGGAGGGACATGTAGTTGGCCGGGTTGGCGCGGACGACCTCAGCCGAGACGACGGCGATGGCCGCGATCTTCTTCGGGGTGATCGTCTTGATGCCGACGGCGCCCTTCGACGCGGGCTTCTGCGCACCCTCAGCGACCCAGCCGGCCGTGGCCTTGCTGGTGACGACGGGGATCTCCGCGCCGTTGAT